GAAGTATTCTCCGTCTCCATCTACATCTAAATCAAAATCTCCTGATCTTATAAATGCAGGTATTGCTGTTTCAACTCCAGTGCTTGCTACTTCATTTACTCCTACTTCATGTTCATAATAAACAGAAGCTCCTGTTGATATACCATTTACAATAGGAAATGTTGGCGTGGCTGCCGCGATATATTTAGTTGCGTGTGGATGATCATATACCGAAGCATCAGCCCAAGTTGTTCTAGATTGAGAACCAACTGTAGCACTTGCCATAGTACCTGTTGTCCAAACTTTTTCTCCATAGTTGTATGTAACCACTCTATCAATTAGTGTTGAATTTTCTTTGGTGTAAAACCACATTATCTCTTGAAATAAACTATTATGAGCTGCAAATACTGTTTCACTTGCATTATAATTTATACCTAAATTATCTCCTGTTGTTGCAAATACAAAATCCTCAACTAAACTTGGAACAGATACAACTGTACCATCAAATGCAAAGAATCCTCCAGAATCACCCATCCAGAATACTATACCTTGTGCAAAGACCACTGCGTGCTGACCAAGACATCCACAATTCGATCCGACTTTTCTAATACTAAATGTAAAAGGAGGACCTACAAACTGCATTGAATAAGCAGCATCATCTGTAAGTATTAATATATAATCCTTTGCTCTAACCGCCGCTACAATTTTAGTTCCAGCATCTAATCTAAACGTACCTGCAGTATTGGTTGAAGTTGGAGCATAAACGTTAAAGTCTTCTTGATCTGAAAATCTTATAAGCATTTTATCTTGTGTTCCATTTGGTAATGTTTCATTTGTTCCAAGATGAATAAGATGTCTATCTCTATCGGATACTATGGTCATTACAGATTTTTGTGGCATAGAAGCATTTATAGTTGCTCTTGTTTGTAGTGCATTTGAGGTTGATGGATCCCAAGTAAATGTAGGACCATTGTGCATTGTAGCAATTAATATTTGACCAAAGTTATCTAAAGACCAATTAGCAGGATCTAAATTAATAGATGCTGCTACAGTTGAAGCCTCTCCCCAACCTACAAAAGTTGCTGCATCATATACAACTGCATTATCTGTGTGAGCTGCAGCAGTTGTTCCCTCTGCTCCTCTACCAGCACCAGTAAATGTTGTGCTAGTTTTACCTGAGTAAGTAATTAATTCTGAGCCTATTAAAATTGTTCCTGTTGATGCAAATCCTGTTGTAGAGTCAACTGGAATGGTCGTAACTGCATTATCAATTCCACCCACTTGATTTATTGCTGTTTGGGTAACTGTTGAACTAAAACCACCCCAATTGAATGTACCAAAACCATATCCATAAGTTTGACCAAATGGACCAAAATCATAATAAGGATTACAAGTTGCAGATCCAGAAGCTGATGCAGTACCTGATGAAGTAGTAGGCATTGTTATAGTAAATGTTCCAGACGTAGGTGTCGTCTTAACTTCAAAAGCATTTGTAAAATTAGCTGATACAAATCCTGTTGGTGGTGTAACTGCACTAAATCTTACAATTCTTCCAACAGATAAACCATGCGCAGCTTTGTTAACTGTGACTGTCGCAGATCCTGTAGTTGTGTTAAATGTGCAAGAAGTTAAAGCTGTATCTAATGGTGTAATATCATAAAATGCACCTTCAAAGTAAATTACTAATACTTTATTTGTTCCTATTGCAGCATACCTATTACCGTCTAAATCTGACCAAATCCATTGATTCCTAGCAGCGCCTACTAGGGTATCTGCTAATATCTCTGACCAACCCCCTATTTTTTCAGGGTTTCCATAACGAAAGCGTACATTATCTCCATCAATCCAGCGACCTTCCGCTTGAGATGCAGTATCTTGTTTGTCAAATCCTGGTGCAACTGGTATTTTTCTTAAAGGCATGTAGGCAATATACACTATTTCAAGCTACAATTAAATTGCTCAACTTACGCCTTTTTGCTATTATACAACGCAGAAATTTAAATGATAAAGATAAAATGTATGAATTTAAAAATTACAGATCTAATATATAGACAAAATAGATTTGATAATTGAACTATTTTCTAAACGATGGTATCCCTAACAAAGGTCTTTTATCATATAGATTCTCATTTGCAAACTGTCCATTTACATGATTATAATGCAAGAAAACTTGAGCACAGATGTTACCAGTAAATTCTTCTCGCCAATGTTCTAATTCAAAACCTGAATAAATTAACATATCACCTGGTTCTAAATCTACTTTTATACCTTTTGGTGCATCTGGTTTCATAATATTTTTATCCCAATCTATGACATTATTACTTCCTGTTGGATCTATAAATATAGGCCAACTATCGCCACCTAGATTTAATGTTGTAGATATCTCACAAGATGGTCTATCTTTATGTCTTTTTAAAATTGAACCTTTCTCATACACACGTGCGTACGAGTAAGTCGGAATTAAATCTAAATTAGTTTCTTTTTTCATAATAGGCATAATTTTTATAAGTAATGTTTCCGTAGCAAAGTCAGCATAGTGTGAATATACATTTGGAACTTGCTGGTCCTTCCACGTTCCAAGAAGCGTGTGTTCTTCTACAAGTTTATTGTCATACATAAACTTTACCGCATCACGTTTTAATAGAAGGTAATTAAATACAAAGTTTGCAAGTTCATACGATACTGCATTTTTAATTACTTGATATTTTTTTTGACTGAATAAATTTGAAGTAAGCATTGTCTGCGTCTGTTGTTTATTGAATCCTGGTTTGAATTATATCTTTTGTAATTACATATTTGAATTATATACGCTTTTTTGCTATCATACAACAAAGAAATTTATGAATAAATTAAAAGATTACATACTTATATTAGAAGATATCATATCTAAAAAATTATGTGATTCTATATTAAATGAATATGAAAATTCAAATGAATGGGTAGATAGTGCGATAGTTGGTACAGATAAACAAATTTATGTAAATAAGGAAATTAGAAATTGTACAACTATAGAAATGTCTTCAAACAAGGTCATTGAAAAAAATAAAAATATAAGAAAAATATTAGATGATGAAGTTTTTGCCTGTGCAAAAAAATCAATTGAAAAATATAATGAAAAATTTAAAGAAGCACGTATTTGTAAAGATAATGGTTATATATTATTAAAATATGAAAAAGGTGGATTTTTTACACAACATGTGGATTCAGTTGAAAAATTTTATAGAAGCATTTCATGTTCATTTGCTTTAAATGATAATTTTAAAGGTGGACAATTTAGTTTTTTTAATAATACTCTTGTGTATCCATTAAAAAAAGGATCTGCCATTATGTTTCCTTCTAATTTTTTATATCCTCATTCTGTTTTACCAGTGATAAATGGAACAAGATATTCAATTGTAACTTGGTTTGTATAAATGATTATACTTGATGAAATAAAGCAAGAAGAAAATTACTCACATAGTTTATTTGTAACATATCCAAAAACTATTCAAATATCACATGGTGTATATGACAATGTAGTTGATATGCATAATATGTGTGTGATGATTTCTCAAAATTTAGATACAACAGAATTAACTAATGTTTATGGTGGTAAAACTCCATGGGGATTTTTTAATGATAAACCAGAGTTTACAAGATTCATAGATTATGTAGTTAAAAAACATCAAACTTCAAATCCATTTTTCAATAAACAAAATTGGTATAATAAAAATATATCCTTTGATTCTTGGGGTAATGAAATTAAAAAAGGAGATAGTGTTGCAATGCACATTCATAAAGATCATCATTTAATTTTATATTTAACTGAAGGAGCTCCATTGATACTTCCTGAACTTAAAATGACAATTCAACCAAAAAGAGGAGCATATTATATATTTCCACCTAATGTATTACATGGGGTTGGTAAAGTTGAAGAAGAGACTAAAACAAGATATTGTTTAGTAACCAATATTATAGAAGGTTCAAATTGGAATAAAAATAAATTAATAAAAGAAATAATAGATGAAAAAAATAAAAAATAATTTAATTTGCTTAAATGAGTGATTTTGAAATAAATATTAAAGACAATTTTTTTGAAGAAAAATTATTTGAAAAAATGAAAAATAATTTAAATAATTTAAAATGGGACGCTTTAGGTAATGCTCTTACTGCGCCACCATTAAATGAAAATTCTTATAAAAAACACCCTTGGTTTACCTCTCCATTAGAAGATGATCAAATAAAAAATGCCATCAAAGAAAATGTTTATAAATATTTTAGAAAAAAAATAGTTTCTTTTAATCTTATAAATTATAGTCTGGTTACAAAAATAAAGGAACCATTACCTCATAATGATTTTAGAGAAAATCAAAATTACCAAATTTTAATTTATTTAAAAGGAAATTCAAAATTAACTAATGGAACTGGGTTTTATATAAAAGAAAATGATAATCAATATATTTTAAACACACATGTTGGTTTTTTTGAAAATAGAGCTATTTTTTTTAAAACAAATGTTTTTCATTCTCCTTTAACTTGGGA